GAACCCGCAACTCCTGCCGACCTGTCTGAGACCTCCCTTGAGGCCGCTGTTATTCAGATCGCTGCTTGGACGGATGAGCGTGGCCTGCTGATTGCTGCAAAGCCGCGTAAACTGATCGTTGCTCCTTCCAATATGTTCGTTGCGACTCGTATCCTCGAGACGGAACTGCGTGTTGCTACGGCTGACAACGACATCAACGCTCTGAAGAGCAATGGTTCGATCCCAGAGGGTTACACTGTTAACCACTTCTTGACCGACCCAGATGCTTGGTTCTTGACGACTGACGTTCCTAACGGTCTGAAGCACTTCGTTCGTACCCCGATGGCAACATCGATGGACGGAGACTTTGACACCGGTAACGTTCGTTACAAGGCTCGTGAGCGTTATTCGTTCGGCTGGTCTGATCCGCTAGGCGTCTTCGGTTCACCGGGCGCTTAAGTTGTAGGAGGGGGGTTGCAAAACCCCCCTTTTGTTGTATTCTCTGGGAACTAGGAATTTTTACCGGCACAGACTGACCTAGCAGACTTTGTAGAGACTGCGCCGGGATGTGCTACAACACAAAGGAGTTTTAAATGGCCCGCACTACTTTCAATGGCCCAGTCGCGTCCCAAAACGGGTTTATCGACGGGCACCAAGTTACTACTGCTAACGCAATTAATGCCTCTGCAACCGCTACCGCAGCACAAGTTGCCTCTGGTTATATTACTTCTACTTCGGCTCTTGCAACCACGATCCAGTTACCAACCGGTACCGCTCTTGGTGCTGCTATTAATGCAGTTAAAGGCACTGTCCTTGATCTGTATATTGATAACACGGCTGGTGCAGATACGGTAACTATTTCAGTGAACACCAACGCTATTCTGTCTACTGGTGCTGTTGACGCTGCCGCTGCCGCAGGGACGTTTGGTGATCTGACTGTTGCTTCTGGAGCAACGGGTCTTGCACGGTTCACGTTGATGTTCTCAAGCCCAACTGCATACGCCTTTACTCGTACTGCTTAATAGGAGGCTGACATGGCTTCCATGCAATATGATGTATTTGGCACAAAGCCGTTAACTGCTACTGGTAACTTTAAAGACCAGAACAATAACGACATTAACCGGACTCGTATCAAAACCATATATGCGGTAAATGGTACAAGTGCTGGATCTGTCGTTATCCGCGAAGGCGGCGCTAGTGGTGACATCGTGCTTACTGTAAATACTGCCGCAAGTGGTACGGCTGGATACACCATTATCCCGTTACCGGGTGAAGGTATTCTGGTCAAAACCGGCACGTTACATGGCACTGTTACTGACACAACCTCAATGGTAATTTTCTACGGATAACCAAAAAATGCAAAATGAAAAAGGTTACACGTTAGCAGGTCATCAGATTTTCTTTGGTATACCTGCTTACGACCACAAAGTTTCACTCAAACAAGCAATCTCTTTGATGCGGTTTGCCCAACAGGCGCCACAGCATGGGATTGACATTACGGTTGGAAGTATTTGTGGGTGCTCGGTAGTCTCCCGGGCACGTAATCTTTTAGTTCAGGATTTTTTGGAGTCTAACGCTACAGAGTTGATGTTCATTGATGCGGACATTAACTTTCAGCCAGAAGACATTGTTCGTTTGATGGCATGGATTACGGAGCCAAATATCGACATTGCTGCCGGTATCCCGTGTGCCAGAAAGACCGAAAAGACCTATATCGTCAAGTTAGATGAGGACGAGAAGGGCGTCACCATGAACGGCATGGGGCTAGTACGTGCACAACGTGTGGCTACCGCCTTTATGATGATTAAGCGGAAAGTAATTGAGGATCTAGTCAAAGACAACCCACAGTGGCAGTACTGGGACGAAAGAACCGGACGCTCGATGTCGGCTATTTTTGATTTCGCCGTTAAAGATAACTCCTACGTGGGTGAAGACTATCTGTTCTGTGACCGCGCCCGCGAGGCAGGTTTTCAAGTTTGGGTAGACCCAACTATTAAATTAGGCCACATGGGAGTTCAAGAGTACGAGGGTGATTATGGCAATGAAGCCTTTTACCCACGGCTCGTTAAAGATGGGAAAGTAGCAAATGGCTAAGACTCCTGCGTGGCAACGCAAAGAGGGCAAGAACCCAAAAGGTGGGCTAAACGCTAAGGGGAGGGCATCGTACAACGCTGCCAATCCCGGTAAGCCCGGCTTAAAGGCTCCGCAACCCGAAGGCGGTTCACGTAAGAAGTCCTTCTGTGCAAGGATGACAGGCATGAAAAAGAAGTTAACTAGCGCTAAAACCGCTAACGATCCAGACAGCCGTATCAATAAGAGCCTACGGGCGTGGAAGTGCTGATATGGAGATGATGCTTTGGAACATGGTGTTGACTACGTTGATAGGTGTCTTAGCCTATATTGGGCATGAAAAGGCATCTGAGATACAAAGGCTCAACATTTTAATTAACCGAACCAGAGAAGAGGTGGCCCGTGATAACGTCACTCAAGCAGAAATGGACAAGTTTGTTGAACACATTGACCAGCGCTTTAACAAACTTGAAGCAAAAATTGATGCGCTTATGCAAAAGGGGTAAATGATGGCTGAAGAATCCACACGCACGAAGATAATCCGCGAAGCCAAGGTAGACGAAGATATGCCTATGGTTAAAAAGGCTGTCCGTGCTGTAACCCTTGGCGCAAGCAAGTTGGCTGACAAGATGGGTTTTACTCAGGAAAAAGAGTACGAGGACAGATCCAAGGAAGAAATAGTCAAGAAGCGTGCTGGCGGTTCAGTTGGTTCGGCCTCTAAGCGAGCCGATGGCTGTGCTCAACGGGGTAAGACCCGTGGGAAGATGGTCTGATGCCAGCCGTATCAGCCAAGCAAGAAAGGTTTATGCAAGCGGTGGCTAATAACCCAAAGTTTGCTAAAAAGGTGGGCGTACCAACGTCCGTAGGCAAAGAGTTCACTAAAAAGGAAGGTGGAGTCATGAAAGAGTCAAAAGCAATGATGAAGAAAGAAGTGTCCTTTATGAAGAAAAAGGGCGCCCCCAAATCAATGGTTAAGCACGAGATGGCTGAAGCCGGTATGAAAAAGATGAAGTCTGGCGGTCTGGCTGCTGGGCATAAGTCCGCTGATGGCGTTGCTGTAAAAGGCAAAACCAAGGGTAGACAAGTTGCTATGAACAAGGGCGGGAAGGTCTGCTAAATGAGACCAAGCCGGGGGATGGGGATTATAAACCCATCCAAAATGCCTAAAGCCAAGACGATCACCCGTAAGGATGATCCGAATGAGGTCAAGATGTATGCCAAAGGCGGTGAGTCTAAGGTAAACGAGGCTGGTAATTACACCAAACCCGGCATGCGTAAGTCTTTGTTCGAGAGTATTAAGGCTGGCGGCAAGGGCGGTGCTCCGGGGCAGTGGAGTGGTAGAAAAGCACAAATGTTAGCGAAGCAATATAAGGCTAATGGCGGTGGATACAAAGATTAAATTCCCCATCTATGACGCTAATCAGGATGGGAACGTTTTTGAATGGTTAATTAGTACAGCCCAAGACTTTAGGAAGATTAGGCAGAGAGAACGATATGTCGAACTTGAAAAAGCCGCAGCAAAGTCTGAAAGCATGGACTCAACAAAAGTGGAGAACTAAAAGTGGCAAACCTTCTACGCAAGGATCGCAGGCTACAGGGGAAAGATACCTCCCAAGCAGCGCCATCAAAGCGCTCTCCTCGCAAGAGTACGCCGCGACCACAAAAGCCAAAAGAGCCGGAAAAGCAGCCGGAAAGCAGTTCGTCGCCCAGCCCAAGAACGTGGCTGCAAAAACTGCTAGGCATAGGAAAGTAAAATGAGCACTACCGGAACGACCAACTTTAATCTGCAACTCAACGAACTCGTTGAAGAGGCGTTTGAGCGGGCCGGTGCTGAGTTACGCACGGGCTATGAGTTACGCACTGCGCGTCGTTCCCTTAACTTATTGACGATTGAGTGGGCTAACCGGGGTATTAACCTCTGGACGGTTGAGCAGGGCCAGATCCCAATGGTTCAGGGGCAGATAACATACCCCTTGCCTATAGATACGATTGACCTGATGGACATGGTAATCCGTACCCAGACCGGTATTAATCAGTCTGACATCAATATCAACCGAATTTCTAGCAGCACCTACTCAACAATCCCTAATAAAAACGCCCAAGGCCGACCCATTCAGGTCTGGATTAACCGGCAGACTGGGTACAGTTATCTCTCTAATGTCACCCTGAGTGGCAACATTACGGCTACAGACACGACCATAACCCTGAGTTCTACCGCTGATCTAGCCAATGTTGGGTACATTCAAATTGGGTCAGAGGTTATCGGGTACAGCGGAGTCAGCGTAACTGCTCCCCTAAACCAACTCCAGAACTGCGTTCGGGGTGTCAACGGTACAACGGCTGCTGCCCATACATCTGGTGCGGCAATCACGGTACAGAACCTACCCTCGGTTAACGTATGGCCCTCCCCAGATCAGGGATCGGCAACTGCCCCCTACTACACCTTTGTCTATTGGCGGTTACGCCGGATGCAGGATGCAGGTAATGGCACGGCTACCGAAGATATCCCGTTCCGCCTTCTGCCTTGTTTAGTGGCAGGGCTTGCGTACTACATTGCTATGAAGATTCCAGAAGGGGCACCTAGATTAGATATGCTGAAAGCGGCTTACGAAGAGCAGTGGTTATTGGCTTCAAGTGAGGATCGTGAAAAGGCTGGGTTGCGGTTGTCGCCCCGGCAGTATTTTTATTGATGGTGGGTTATGTCAGGGCCAAAGTTTGCTTCTGGTAAAAAGGCAATATCGGAGTGCGATAGATGCGGTTTTCAGTACAAGTTAAAGGAATTGAAGAAGATCGTCATCAAGACGAAGAACATCAATTTGCTAGTTTGCCCAACTTGCTGGGAACCAGATCAGCCACAGTTGCAGTTAGGGATGTATCCTGTATATGACCCGCAGGCTTTGCAGAATCCGAGGAAAGATACAAGTTATTTTCAGGCAGGTTTTAATGGTACTCAAGTTGAAAACATTAACCCTCCTGACCCAGATGCAACCGATGCTTTTGGTATGCCGTCTGGAGGTAGTAGGATTATCCAGTGGGGGTGGAACCCTGTTGGCGGGGCAAGAGATAATGGATTAACGCCCAATAATTTAGTTGCACAGGGCAGTGTTGGAACCGTAACAGTAACTACTTAAGGAGTTTGAAATGGATCTGAAAGCAGCATTAAAGGCACATATGGCTAAAAAGGGCGCTAAGGCTCACCCCGATTCCAATGTGAAGAAGTTGGCTAAGGGTG